CTAAATTTTGAACTCCATACCGTCAATCAAACCCTCAATATAAAGAGCTCTATAAATCAGCTCGGAAATATCGTTATTCAACTTATCATAATTGCTCAGCAGTTGTAATTTATCATTCTGCAAATTGTGGGCCAATAGCTTTCTTGTTTCAATGAGCTTGTTCTGAATATCTATATAAATGTCCTTTACGCATTCTTTATTGCATATACTGGATACTCTGCCGTAAACCACCTCATCTATTGCCTCTCTGCTTTTCTGATTGCCCATTAATTACTACCTCCTCGATAAGTACAAAATTAATCTTTAAAATCGAACATATGTTCTTATTTAAGTATAATACTCTCGAGTGAGTTTTACAATACTTGTATGAAAAAATAAATTCTGTTTGCAAGAGTAAATGTTATGCCGGTATAGCTTATATTTATATCTCATTTTAGCCATAAGTCAGTTATAACAACGGGTACAGCATTGCCCGCCTGTGCTGAAAAGGGGCAATTTATACAAGCCTCCACCGCTATAAGGCCAATAAAAGAGGTTAATTGTCTCCAGTGGCTTTATCCCCTGCCGAATCTACAGCTCCCTTGAACAGCGCCAATGCCTGTTTTACAAAACCCGGTACAGGTGCCCCCATTTTGCCAGCGTTTTCGATTATACTTCCAAGCTCTGTAAGTATGTACCAGGTCATAGTCAGAGGACACAGCATAACCGTATACTTGAAAGGGAAATCCACGTTTGGTATATTATTTATAATCATTCCTAAAATGGAATCGAATATTGCAGTCACCAGAATGGCAATAATACAGCCTGTCTTATGCCACAAGCCTTCTCTTGCAATTTTGGATTCCCAGTTGCCGCATTTAAAGGCTGCCATAAATCCTGTCAGCAAATCACCTGTCATACTGGCTATAAATATTACAACCAGCCAGCCGAACCAGCCAAATCCGGCTGTAATTGCCGTAAATACAGCCGTCAGTGACACTTTAAATGCATTTATATTATTCTCCATAAAACTATCCTCCTTAACTTTTTGCTTTTTCTATGATAAAGGCTTCAAAACCCGGATCATTTCCTATTTTTCAGCCAGAATTCATATGGGTGTCGGCCTTTTCAACAACTATTTTAAATGCTTCCTTGATGGCCGACAGTCTTTTATATCTGCTACCGGGACAGGCCTTGTTTTTAAACCAGCAATTGTACGAAAGTGTTGTGACAAATGGCACTATGCTGAACTTCCTGCATAACAGACTGCCTTCCGATGAAACCGCTGACATACTTTGTCAGCTGAAATGGTTGTTTTTTGCATCTGTATGCCCTTGATACTGTTCGGTGCTGTTGGATATATTTAAACTTTTTAGCTTCCCTAACGCTCTGGTCTTTAGTTTTTAGGTTTTTCCGGCACTTCGGGATGAATTTCCCACCTTTATTGTTTCCTGCTCGCGTTAACCCATAAACCAAGAAAAGGACTACCCGTGGGAAGGGTAGTCCTTTTCTTGGTTGGTGATGAATGAATTGATGTAACGCAATGTTGGCCTTATTAGATTATTTCTAACATAAAAAGCACATCATTTTTCTGAATGTGCAAGTAACAATATTAATTATTTAATCAGCATTGTATACATCTATTGGCTTCCAATTTTCATCCTTAACATCATCATGAGTTGGTTTTCGTACATGTGGTATCATTTCGTATTCACATGCCCCAAACTTTATATAATTTTTTTGTCCCTCTATCAATGTAACATAATTTGCGCCAGTACTCCTTGGGTCTAAAAACTGACCCCAGTCATCCTCCCAAAAACAAATATCACATATATCAAACAAATGTTCATCATCTAAAGTTTTGTATCCACAACAAGGGCAAGTATATTTCATAGTATTCCTCCATGAAGATGTATTATTTAAACAAAATGATTATAGTTATTACTATATATAGAATCTAGTCGGATTTCAACTACCGCATTATTTATCCTCTTAATATTGTTATATATATCTTTTTTACGCTATCCTATTATATCTATTTCTTGTTCTGTGGTAATCCAAGCTTTTGATACTGCTGCCTCTAGCTGCTCTGCTGTAATCTTTCCGGCATAGTATAAATAGTTTAAGCGCTCAAACATTTTTCTACTTGTTAAAATAAACTGGTCGATCTACTGCTGCATATTAAGATTGTCTATAATCAACTGGTCAATCAGTTCCTGCAGCTTTTGAGTTTCAGGCTTCGGTAAATCCTCAAAAACTGGCTTGTGTTCTGTTTTGCTTACGTCAATACTTTTAAGTATTTTGTTTTGCGGTATTTCAATAAATATGTAAGGAACCCCTATAGACTCCCTTAAGTCACTTCCTTGCATCTGGCTTATTATAAAGCCTGTCTCATCATAAATTACTAATGTTTGCATGTTAACACCCCTCTTTTAAAGTATCAATTATTCATAGGCTCTATAATACCAATTCCCTGTATTTCCATTAAAAAAATCGCTCGATATATAAAAACCATCATTTGTCATTGCATTTATCTGGCTGGATAAACCACCAGAACCCAAAAAATAGTAAAACAAACCCCCGCTGCCAGTACCTAAATCTGCTGTTGATGAAACTACACCATATCCTGATTTATATGGTTCTTTATATTCTAAAAATACTTTACTTGGTTTAAATGGCAGTCCCGTTAATGTAAAAGGCTGACTAATTACAGCTACAATCGTACCAAACTGCCATCTTTTACCACTAAAAGTTCCTGTAAGCCCAAATATACTTTTACCGCTTACTATGTTTGCAGGGATAAAATTTGCATCATCCTGATACACCCACGAAGTAGCTGACCCATCATAGTAACCACCTGGAGGGCGTAGAGATAACCTCCCAGACCCATTAGCATATCGATCTAATGCCAGCTGATTATTGTTTTCAACTGTTCTATTTATCATACTTCCTACTAACCTTGATCCATTCACATAAGCTATCTTATTGTTTAGAATGTCACTTGACCATGCATTAGCATCACTGGTTAATAATTTTAAATCACTATCCCACCAATCGTATTTTAAATAATATTCAAAAGGAGTTATAGTTGATCCTAATTCTACTTGTACATGAGCATATATATTATTATCTCCTGCTGTAATTGTTCTTATTTTAAGAAAGTATGTGTTAGCGGGTGTTGAAAATAATCCCTGACTATTTGTAGTATAAGAAATAAATGTTTTATTTTGATCATAATAGAAAAAAGCCATATTGGCTGCTACACCATTAATAGAGGCTACATAATTTGTAGATGGAGTTACAGGTATAAAATTCCTACTACGCATACGTGTATCATCCGGTCCTGGAACACCATTTGCAATATTAATAATACCTAACTTCAACTCTCCATCAAATAAGTTTACTCCCTTTTTATCAACCATTATTGCTACTTCTTCTGCTGTGGGTTCATTACCAGTGCCAAAATATTCCGTTAAATCAAACATCATTACATCTTTAACTTGCATCATCTTACCATTGGCAGTGGCTGCATCAGGATATCCGGCGCGAGTATATAGTCTAAAATTATTTTCCATTGTTAGGTCAATAATGCCCCTCATTTGGTACCAAACATTTTGTATAGGACTTGTCAAGGTGGGCAATTGAGGAGAAATGGTACCATTGCTAACATATAATGCTATTTGATTACATACACTATTAGTTACTCTTATCCTCACACTAACCCAAATTTTTCTACCCGTACCGCCTCGGTACATAAGAATACCAGGATTATGTGCATATACCCAATTATTCGTGCCGTTTCCTGTTACATTCAATATATTACTAGATGCAGATAATGTACCATATATAGCAGTCCACATAGAGGAATCCTTAATATCACCATTGACTATCAAATTTGATAACTTAGGTATCTCACCTCCTTCACCCTGTAATTGAAAATTTGCTCCATCATACTTTAAAGAATATATTCTTCCGTAGAGGAGTTTCCCTGCTTGAATTTGATATCCTTTTGAATCAATTATGGGTTTTGCGCCTATCCCATTTACATTTAATGTTGATGCACCAGTATTAGCCACATTGATTTTTACCACAATCCCCATACCATCAACATAGTTTGCTGGAGCAGGATTTAAGGTCGCAAGGTATGTGTTAGCTACTCCTGTTGATATTGCATACCCCGGTTGCCTCACATAATCCGACAAATGCGAACTTAAATTAGAACTTACAGAAGAAATCTTTAGATCAGTATTTTGGTTATCCTCATTCAATCTCTCCAGTTGTTGATCTATAATATCCATATTCCCGTTTTGGTCTTCAACATTATAGAAATCCTCCGAGGAAGGTTTCTTCAAATTATAATTGCTTGTATTTTTCGCCATTTAATTTAGCACCTCACTTCTTAATTGTTCATGTGTATATGCCGCCAATTGCTCATTTGTATACCAGGAAAGTACTGCATGTGTGTTATACAGCAGACTTAAATCAATGATTATATTGGCGGGCACTGTTCTTTCCAGTAAACTGCTTACCTCATCAAATTTACCCTTTTCGGCCAGTGCTACTTTTACCACCAAAGTGTATTCATCATTCCTCAATTCCACCGAATAGCCCGACTCTCCGCAAAGGGCATCCAGCTGGCTTTCAAGTGTTCTCCTGGTATATGGCAGCTTTTCATTGAGTCTGGCAAGTATTCTGAACTTCCTGACTTCCAACGAGTCAGAGCCCTTTGGGAATATCTTCAGAATGGTTTCCCACCTTTTGATGCCATTTTCTGTAGCATCGGCTACAAACTGGTCATTCAGCACCTCATCCAGAAGCACCCAAATTAAGCGGAGTTCAGGATTTTCAGCAGCGGCAAGCTCTCTGAATTCTCTGAACTCCTTTAGGAAATCCGGAAGATAGTTCAATATATTTATTTCTCTATCCAATTACATCACCCCTCACAGGAATGCAATTCTCATCCAATACAAGATTCTGTTCCAGACCGTTTATCTTTGTGTTTGAGATATCAAGAACACCCGCCACATTAAGGAACCTGGTCTCCAGCTGACTTATCCGGACTATTAAATTTGCATTGTCGGCCCAGCTTTTGCTGAGCTCTTTGAAGTATTCGTCGATTGTTTTTTCCACATATCCCTTAAGGTCATCCCAGGTCCAACCGGTATTGTAACTGATATTTGTTTCAATATCTACTGTTTGTACTCCGACACCTTCTATTGTTACAATATGGCCGATGGGAGCTATCCCTGCGCCGTTTCCCCTGTTCTGGACCGGATCGATCCTGGTCTGAATATCTGAAATCAGCTCTTCTGAAGGCTTATTATACTCTGAATTAATGACAACCAGTTTAACAGTGCCTCCTCCGTTCCATACCGGATATACTTTAACTCCTCCCACCCCCTGCAGTTCATTGACTTTTTCCTTATAATCGGTTATATTTCCGCCAAAGGCCTGGGAATCAAGTGTGGCAAAATATCTTGCCCTGAGTTGTTCCGTTTCCTCTTCATCTTCTCCTGGAATAAGTATTTCAGTCACTTCGGCATAGCTCAAACCGTCAATATAATTAATGGGAATTAAAGTTCCGAAATTCCTGTTGCCCTCGGTTCCCGCAGTCTCACACTCAAGTTTGAACTGAGATTCAACTATTTTTTCGATCACCTTATAATTCAGGCTGCCTAAAGAAAATCTTGAACCAACAGGGACATTCATGTTGAATATACCTTTGACGACGGCGTATGACGCTGCTTTGGGAGTTATGCCCCTCTCGGCGGCTCTTTTTATCAGGTACTCTCTTGAAGCCGTGTCTGCAAATGCTTCGTTCAGTATAACATCAGCTTCGATGTACATCTGTACAAGTTCGGCTGCCGCAGGTGCAAGCGCATCAAATATTACCGAACCTTCCCGCTTGTCAATACCATTTGGTATACGGTCCAGCATGCGCTGCAAAATAATTTCATACGTTAAATTTTCATACATCAGTTTCTCACCTCCTTCTCAATTTCCATATCACCTTCGGTTGTTGCAACAGTGAATTTCACTGAAACCTTTCCTTTTCCAGGAGAAAAAGAAAAATCACCTACATCGGTGATTCTGTCGTCCCTGAGCAGGGCGTCGGTTATTTTTCTTTTAATATCCGAATAGACATACGGAACGGGCTGACCCATTAATTCCACCATTTCCGAGCCATAGTTCCAGCTGTATATCAGGTAATCGTACCTCTCGGTATTAAGAATCTTATATATGGCCTGTCTCATTGCCTCGCTGCCGTCCAGCAGCCCCGATATCCTTTTTTCCTCCAGGTGCATTCTGTAGGTTCTTACAGGCTGTTGCACCGATTCAAAATCAGGCTGTAAATCCTCATCAATATAAGGAATCATGTATTCACCACCTTATCCAATACTACAAATTTTTGACCGCCCTGCATCTGGAGCATTATTACTTCATCTCCGGCAGCCAGCCCATTGTGAACCCGGAATTTCTTTTTACCCTTATATGGGTGAACGTGAGAGTTGCTTTCCTCGGTAAAATGCTCAACAGTCATCTCCAGATCATAGTCTCTAACATTATTGGTAAAAATCAGCTGCGCTTCATTTAAAGTCAGCTTTTGCTCTACAAATATTTTTACAGGTGAGGTGCTCACTACCTTGCCGAACAATACGGACATAGGCTTCGAATCATTTACCGCTCCCATGGCGGCAGATTTAATAAGTTCAACCATATCAGGCAATGAATTCCCCTCCCCTCAAGGTTAAGTCCATAGTGTGCTGATTGCCGTTGAAAGTATGTTTCACCGCTTCAACCATCATATAACTTTTCAGGTTTATGTCCCCAAGTGCCAGATCAACGGCAATAATACTGCCCCCTCTGACGCGTATATCTCCAAAAACCCCTGAAACAGAAAGATTTCGTGTTTTCTGGTTATAGAGGGAAAGCAATGCTTCCGCTTTGGCTTTACCATTGGTTCTTTCGTCTATCGATTCATAATATTGGAGTACACCCCAGGCCCCGACCCTGTTGCTGTCCTCAACCAGGTATATGTCACGGGTATTTGCTTTTTCATTGTTATAGGACAGTTTAATTTTGTTATAGGTTTCACCGTCGATTGAAGAGGTGTAGTCGAAATCCTCTGCTGTATTTTTGTTAATGAACAGCGGAAGCTTCAATGCTTCTATATTCCTCAGTGTCAATTTGCCAGAATCGTCATAGAGGACATACATTTTTTTAGTGTTCTGAAGTGTCAGATCCAGAGCCGTTTGAATCATATCAAACAGGGTCTTGTTATCCTCAAGGCGGCTTTTTATTACATAGGCCGTATTTTCGATTACTCCTGTTTTCAGCCGGAAATCCTCTGCAATTTTTTTCACAAGTCCGCCTGCGGTCAGATTTTCGTAATTATAGGTATCCTTGTTTTTCAGATACCTTAGCTGATCGTAGGCTGTGACCTTGATGGTTCCGTCCTTGTTTCTCCTTTTTGTAAAAACATAACCATAAAAAACATCCTTGTCGTCCACCTGCATGAGCACAAGGTTGCCCTCCTGAAAGCTGATGACATTATCTTTTACAACAGAAAACTCAAGCTTTCCGGGAACACCCTTCCTTGCTGTCTCCCAGGTGATTCCTTCCTCTACAAGGGGAGCATAAAGTGTTTTTCCATTCTGGATGATCAGTTTAGGCAAGCTTTATCACCTGCCCTACTTTGATCAGATTTGCATTTTCAATATCATTTAACTCGGCTATTTGAGCATATTTTGAGCCGTCACCCAGGAACCTTTTGCATATTGCCCACAGGGTGTCCCCTTGTTTAACCGTATACGCTGTTACCACATCCTTCTTTTGGGCAGAATACGGTCTATACTGCTTAAGCCGCACAGGTATTGTCAAATCGAAACCGTTTGCCGCATCTTCAATTATGCTGTATTCTTCCAGAGTTACATCCATATCAACCTTCGTTTCAAACATATGAATATTGTCGGGAGTATACCGGTCAATCCTGAAATGGAAAGGGGCCGACCTCTTTTTTAAGTCTTCAAACAAATCAAGATATACACTTGCCTTAATAATTTTTTCCGGATTATCCTCATTGTAGTTAAGAATAAACGGGGCCTTTTTATTATCATAAACAGCAAAAGGATAATTTACCTGCGGTATTAATAATTCAAAGCTGAATTCGGCGAGTCCGGGAGGCTTTATAATATTAATCTCATTCCCGTCAATGAGGTTCAGCGTGCTGTTCTGATTTTTTACCTTCATTTCAATCTTTGACGGGGCAACCGGCATCAAAATGTCATCCATATAAATCGAGTACGCCATTAATAATGCACCCCCTCTGCAGCTACAGTCATTGTCTCATAGATTTTTTGTTCCATATAGGAAACCACACCATCCAAATCCAGATCAGAGTTGACGTTATTGGTTATTCCACCCATACTCACGCTGATTTCAGAGGTTGTAAATTTGTTTATTGCTTCCCGTTCGGCAATGTCTCTCATATAAACCAGGTTTTCTTCGGCTATATCCATGGAGTTTTTCATTGAGCCGGTGTTTGCCGCGGTAGCAGCCAGATTTGCGGCATTTGCTTCATTGGTGGTTCCGCCGTCACTGAATGCGGCTGCAGTATATTTCTTACCAGGATCTTTATCCTTTGCATTTTTTGCGGCTTCATCCCTGAGACTTGCAATTTCCTTTTCTCTTTCAAGTTTATCGGAAGCAGCTTTTAAGGTCTTATCAAATATGTCTTTTTGATGCTGCTGTTCAGTTTCAGCTACCTTCCTTCTCTGATCGGCCAGTTCTGCCTCTCTTGCCATTTTTTCGGCATCATTTTTTTCCCTGGCATCCTGTCCGAAAGTTACTTTCTCCAGAGGATCAATATGCACTTTTGGAAGATGATTAAGTGCACCTATTAATAAATTTATTAAATCAATACTCCCATTTACCATATCCTGAAGTATTGTAAGCACTCCGACCTTCATATCGCCGAAAAAGTTCTGTATACCCACACTTGCCGATTTTATCCCCAGCATCATATTATTCCATAGATCTATTACCCAGTATACTCCGGCAAAAAATGCTATTTTTACAATGTCCCACGCTGTTATAAGGGCATTGACAACCATCAGCCAGGCGACCTTTATGCCTCCCACAGACTGAATCCAGTAGGCAATCAGCGCAATAACAGCTCCAATAGCCAAAATAATCCAGGTCAACGGACAGGCCAAAAAAGCCAGGTTCATTGCCAGCTGGGCAATTGTCACAGCGGCTACGGCACCCGCTATCCCCCAGAAAATCGGTTCAATAACCGACCAGTTATTATATATCCATGTTGCGGCATTGGCCACTGCCTCAAGTAAAGGCCCGAATGCTTTGGTCAGTGTATCATTTATTAATGTTCCAATCTGAGCAAACGTTGCCGGTATTTGCAGAAACTTATTATTTATATCATCCGCCGAATTATACATGGCGTTTTTCAGAACATCGTCAGATATTCCGGATCCCGCTGCCAGCTGTTCCTGGGACTGCCCCGTATATCTGGTCAAAGCCTGTGCAAGCATTGGAGATTGTTCCATTAATGCATTAAGATCATCTCCCTGGAGTTTACCTTTTGCCATAGCTTCACTAACCTTATTTATACTCTGGGCCGCCTCTTCGGCCCCCAACCCACTGAATGCCTTATTCACAAGTTCTGTAAAATAAATAACCTCGTCATTGGTTTTGAAATCATCCTTTGAGGTTTTTGCCAGTTTGGCAACGGTGGAAAGTGTTTCATCAAATCCGCTCCGTGAGCCTTGGGCTGCCGAATATACTCTTTGGCGAAGCTGATCGGATGTCTCACCGTTTTGTGCAATTGATTCCAATTGATAATTCTGACGGGCATATTTATCCGTCTTCTCCATACCGGCCTGGACTGAGGGCCAGAGGTCCGACACCGCGCCTCTGGCCTTCTCCATAAAACCACCAAACTTTTCTGAAAAGCCTCGCGGCTTGTTTTTCACCTCAGCGGCTGACGTGGTTTTGTCGGCAGTTTTGATGGCTGTTTCGGAGGCTGACTGCATTTTTTTAAAGCCGTCGACAACGGTATTTATTGATTCAATAACACCTGAAAGTTCTTTTGTTAACTCTTTTACACCATCAGGTTTCATACCCAGGTTTAGCTCAAAGTGCAGATTTTTGGTACGCTGTGACACACTATTTATCGTTTTGTTTACAGTACTGTTAATGGTATTATTAATGGTTTTACTTAATGTATTGTTTATTGTTTTATTTATTGAATTAAGCACATTTGCAGATCCATTTGTTAAACTTAGGGCATTTGCAATTGTTGCCATATTTTTTCTCACCAACCTTTATACATTAAGGAGGCACCCCTTCGAGTGCCTCCTGTAAAAGTTTATCATTTCCGTTTTGCCTTGTTTCTGCTCATTTCCTTCCTGTCCTTCTCCAGCTTGATCTGTATGGCTGCAATAATAAAAGCCCGCTCTTCTCTTGGAAGGCTCAGAAACTGACCGGGCATCATATGAAATTTATGAAGACAATAGTATGCAATATTGGAGTCGCTATCGCCTTCATTTATCAGTTTTTTGCTTCGTCCACCAGTTCTTCCATTGTAACGTCAAAACCGTTCACTTCCTGTATCTTGGCAAGATACTCGGCATATTCGCCGGGTTTGAGCATGGTTTTAAGCAGGGAATCGGCTCCCATGCAGCCGTAGCTGTTCTGAAGCTCGGCATTATTTAAATTTGGATAAACGGTGCACCTGGCGGCAAGCTTGCCGAGATATGCATTATAATCGGTTTCAGGCGTAAATTGGCCTTTTTTCCCTGGGACCTGCACCTTTCGTGTGCATGCCTTTCTTATATCCTCATCCTCTTCGGAGGTAATGCCGCAGATTTCCCACTCAACAGGTTTTCCCGACTCATCCACAAATCTTTTTGACGCAACAAATTTAACATTTTCATTTTCCAAAGCATTCTGTTTTAAAAAAGCACTGAGATTGTTCATTGTTTACTCTCCTTAAGCATTATCTTTTCATTCCCGGAAGCACATCAAAGGATTCCTTTATTTCAAAATCTTCAAAGGTAAAATCCATATCCTCATCCAGATACTCTGCGTCTGCATCAAATTTAGTGAGAATTCCGCCATCCATATTGCAGTCTTTCAATATAACCGTCTGTCTTCCCGCACCTGAACCGGGATCTTCATTGGTTACCTGGATATCAAAATATACATCCTGTCCGGTTTTTTTGTAGTTGGCCAGCAACTCTCTGAAAATAGAAGTATTGTAGTGGAAGGTGGCTGAGCCGGTTCCTTTCCAGCCTGTTGCCTTGTTGCCCTTTCCCGTTCTTCCGAGAATAGGCACTTCGCTCTTGGTTTTTTCAATACTTGCCTCAAGATTTATTGCCTGCATAAAATTGTATCTTTCATCACCTATAGATATAAAGCATTCAGCCAGCGACGCGCTTATGGCGTCTTTTGCATTCATGGTCTGCATAATTTTAATCCTCCTTTAGAAATTATTGTACAATCGTAGTCATATAGAGCTGTTCCATTGCATTGGTTACTATTACGGCATCCTGGATCACTACCGCTTTTTTATCATCCCCCTGGGAGATCACAACATCTTCGGGCTTAAAGCTTTCTATGGCCCTGATCTTCTCAAGCTCCTGATGATGTCTGACGATATCATTCCACAGGGATATTCTTCCGGCCGCATCATTAGGCACATTTCCGCAGTATTTAGTATTGAAAAGGACAGCGATATCGTTTGCAATCTGATCCAGAACTCTGACGGTCTGATTGCGGCTGAAATCACTATTTTTTTCTTCGGTAAACGAGGTATAGCTGTTAATATCGGTCAGGACACGCACATTGTCACCAACCCTGTGAAGTATGAATTTACCCCCATTAATAGCAGCCTCAAGCTCACTTTGCTTGAAATCCACATTTACTTTAAACTCTCCGTCATATACCTTGTTGGTATTGCTTCTGTTCACCGTACACCCTGCTGTAACCCCGGTTACCCAGTAAACCAGCGAAGCAGGATTTACATCCTCCTCCACGTCATTATGCAGGTTGATGACACCTTCGAAATCTCCTGCCGTCCTGTAGAGAACAGTCTGGAACTTCACTCCCACATCATTTCTCATCCTCTTTGTAAACTGGACAAACAAGCCGGTTATTTCGGCTGAGGTTGACAGGCAGCCAAGAGTATTAAAGGAATAGGCTTCGATTTTGTCCAGGAAAGTCTGGTATTCAGCTCCTGTAACAGCTTCCCCGTTGGTGCCGCCTGTTAAAGGTGTACCGCTGGTCAATGAAATATCAGCTTCAGAAATAAAATCTACAAAGTCATTGGACTTTAATTCCGTCATAGCCGAAACAGTCTGTGAATCCACTTTTGTTGCTCCCACCAGTGTCTGAACATCGTACATACTGTCATTATCCACATTTTTGGCAATAACTATTTTGATGTCATTTCCTCTTATACCTGAATATTTAGCTGTGGCGAATGTACAAGCAGCCTTAACTCCGTTATTCAGTCTGTAGAAATATCCCGTTCTGATATTTTTGAACAAATCTCTCAGACCCTTTAATTTTTCATGTGTGTAGCTGTAGCCAAAGATCTTAAGTGATTCTTTTTGAAAATCTGCGGCTTCAACCTTGAATACGCTGCCCTCAACGCCCCAGTCAAGAATCAGCGGCATGGCTGCGTATCCTCTCTCACTCAATGCTGCCGTGGCTTTGGCAGCACTTACAAAATTAATGTAGCTTCCCGGCAGAACCTTGTTCTGCGTTAAAAATGTTCCTCCTCCAAGTGCCATATTATTTCACCTTTCCTTTCATAAATTTATTTATTAAAATGTCAACCTCTTCAAAGCTGTACAGCCTGTCATCAGCAAGCAGTACATTGACCAAATCCCTCTGGTGCCGGTATTTTTTGCTTGAAACAAGCTGCTCCTTCGAAAAGGTTATTGTTTTAACCGTTTCGGTTTTCTTGTTACCTATGCTAAAAGTCATATTAACCTCCATGAGCCGCTTAGCGGCCACAAAATTGTAATGAAATCTCTTCACTCCCTCATCCGCTATAAGGCGAATAAAGGAGGTTAATTGGCCATGTGCGCTTTCAAAGTATTGGTAAATACTTTGAATATTTCGCACGGCCATAAATTCACAGGTTTGCTTGGAAGACGAACGCAAGTGAAGTCTTTCAAGCTAACCTCCATGTGCCCCTTTTAATCATTCTTAATTCCGCTGCTGATTTCGGCACTTCCCATAGTGTCTGCAGCTTCATCCTGCCTGTAGACGTAATAATTGTAATTAACATAAAAGCGCAGAATCCCGTCTGCCGCCTCACAGTTCATTTTGGTTCCCCTGTATAGGTCACCGTCTGCCGTCACATACTCCAGAATTTCATTCAGCCTGTCTATCATGTCATTGATTTCAGCTTTCCTGCTGTCTGTTCCGGGATGATATTCAACAGTAAATTGCTGTTCTCTGAAGTACCTTCTTCCAATCATCTTTTTTTGATTGGAGGTACGCAGAAAAATAAAAAAACAAGGAATATCCAATCCTTGCTCCTGCACTTCCTTGTAAATAGTGAAACCTTCACCCAGTTCTTCACCGAGCTTTGATGCTATTGCATCAATTATTGAATTGACCATAAATAAACCTCCTACTGCTAAATAACTTTCTGCCTTTTCTTCCCCCTTTCCGAATATCTCAATGAGCTCACCTCCTTAACAGCCCGCAAGTTTTTATACCAGGCACAATTCTTTACGGTACAATCTTACATCATATGGACTGGTATTGTTTGGTATACTTTTGAGAGCAATAAAAAAATTTGAACAGAAATAATTTCCGTTCAAATCTTAAATATTAATCCATATAAAATAACATAATCTTTTACGATACTATCTTACATCATATATACTGGTATTGTCTGGTATACTTTTTATAAACTTATCATGTTTCTTTCTGACTGTTTCCCATGAATAACTCATACACTCGCCGGTCTGCTCCCAGGTCAGTCCGTCTATATACCTGTAAGTCAGGATCTGCCTCACATTACTGTCCTGTATGCCTTCAATGTACTTAAACGCACTGTTTACCTTTTCCATGAGATTCTGTGTCTTCACCCTTATTTTCTGTGCCATCTGATTTCGGTGTTCCAGGCATTCCTCCGACATTTCTTCACGGCCTATGATGGTAAATGTCCGGGGCAGAAACGGAAATTGGGCCATACTTCCCTTTACTTTATCCGTAACAATGGATTCATTGTCACCATAGCTTAATTCCTGCAGTTTTTGCCTTAATAAATTTATCTCTTTTTTTAAATGGTTTATTTCTGTCAGCTCCTGTTTTATCATAATACTCTCCTTTACTATTCTCAAACGGAGTTGCTTTCTCCATTCAGGAACATAAGATGCATAATACTGTAAATACTTTTTTGTTACCATGGGCCCAGGCATCCCTTTATCATATTTATTATTCATATGAAATCAGCTGCGAAAGATCTATTCTCAAGCCGAAAGCAATATGCATCTCACGGGTAGGCCTGCATTGCCGCATGTTTTATTTTTGAGCCTGCTCCACATTTATCAGCAGCTCATTTCATCCGGCCTGATCCAACTATATTTAATTGTCGCATTTCGGGAACGTTATAATAATATCATGTCATTTATTGGATGTCAATATGATTTTCTCCAAACGGAAACTTTTTATTTACATTTGGAGACATTATATATATAATAAACTTGTTACGACTTATATAGGAGGTTTTTACAAATGGCAACCACCAATGAACGGATAAAGGAGTTGAGGATTTTATCAGGATATTCAGTTGACGAGTTTGCAAAGCTTCTGGGTGTTCATAGAAGCTCGGTGTACAGGTATGAAGGTGAAAATGAAAAAGAGGCCAGAGATTTACCTATCAGCATCGCAGTTCTCATATCAAACAAATTTAATGTCAGCCTGGATTGGCTGGCTGGAATATCAGGCACCATGTATCTGGAGCAATCTACAAATAAGATGACTGAGATTTATGAATCATTAAATGAGGAAAACAAGAAGGAATTATTCAACTATGCAAAATATTTATTGACAAAACAGGAGCAGCATGTTTAAACCGTTTATTCAGTAAAAGTAAAGCTGCTGCTGCAAAATGAGCCAATTGAAAATCATCAGTTTTTTCTCATGGTGCACAAGTGGTCTGTAGTATTTAAACATATATTGTCCGGCGGGAAAAATTCTCCCGGAACCCAGGCGGAGGAGGGCGGGTATAATCCCTTTATTCCAACTGACGACAACAGAGACACAGTCCCGGGGAGAATTAATCTTCGGCAATGTATGAATTCAGATGTTACAGACCACTTGTACTCTTTTCACATGTATTGTGAAGTCTGTTATTTTGCGGCACTCCATTTACTTTTGCAGTCCTCATGGATAAGTTCCGATGGCCCTGTATACTTATTTTTTAATGAATTATTTATGAATTTTATAGACGTTTACAATTAAATCGGTATAATTATAATAACTTTTATTTTTTTACGGAGGCATAACATGATTAAAGGCAGTTTTAAGAAACTCATATCAGTGTTAACAATTTGCATTCTTCTTGTGGTTTCATCCGGCTGTTCCGGCAAGGTGGCAAAGGATGTCAGCCAGGAAACCCCGGATTTATCCGGCCATCCTCAAGTGCAGATCGAGATGGAAAGCGGAGACAAGATGGTATTTGAACTCTATCCCGAATACGCTCCCGAAACAGTAAGTAATTTTGTAAACCTTGTAAATGAGAAGTTTTATGATGGGCTTACCTTTCATCGTATTATTAAAGGTTTTATGATTCAGGGAGGTGATCCCAACGGCGACGGAATGGGAAGTTCAGACAAAAAAATCAAGGGAGAATTCAGTGAAAACGGCTTTACGCAAAATACCCTGAGCCACACCCGGGGAGTAATTTCAATGGCCAGAAGCCAGGATCCGGATTCAGCCTCCTGCCAATTCTTTATAATGCATGATGACCAGGCTGCTCCTCAATTGGACGGAAAATATGCCGCTTTCGGTAAACTGATCAGCGGTGAGGAAACTCTTGATAAGCTGGCAGACACTCCGGTAACTATGGATGAAACAACGGGTGAAGTCTCCCAACCCGAAGAAAAAGTTGTGATAAAATCCATCACGCTTTTAAAATAAGCTGATAATCAAATAATAAAATGACTGAAATCTATTTATCATTAACCGGGGTAACAAAAGGTTCTTGGTTACCAAACTCACCAACCGGCATAGAATAAAGGTTTTGGAACAAATTCATTCTCTCATAAATATACTGGATATGTAACGTTGTTTTATGTTCGCAGGAGGTTTGATCATGCTACCTTATTTAGGCTGGAAACAGCAATGCACAGAAGTACCTATCGTATTTCCGCCACAACATCAGAATCGACGGCCAGGGTATGAGTATTTAATGAATCCACGACCAATCTCGGATAATCCTTCTTACATAGGAAGTGGCAGGCTGAAGAACAAGGTCGCCATCGTTACTGGAGGCGACAGCGGCATTGGCCGGGCGGTTGCGGTCGCTTTTGCCAAGGAAGGTGCCGATTTGGTCATCCCTTATTTGGATGAGCACCAGGATGCAGCCGAGACCAAGCGCATGATCCATCAACTGGGCCGCAGGTGCGAAACTCTTGCGGTGGATTTACGTGCAGAAGGAGCTTGCTCCTATGTTGTGAAAACTACTCTGAAAACTTTTGGCAAGCTCGATATCCTGGTTAATAATCACGGAGTTCAATATCACCAGGACAGCATTTTGGATATAAGCCGGGATCAATTGCTGGATACCTTTCATACCAACATCATTTCTTTCTTTGAGATGATAAAAGCAGCCTTGCCTCATCTTCCTCCCGGAAGCTCCATTATAAATACCACCTCGGATACCGCTTTTTCGGGCATGGCTAATATGATAGACTATACCGCCACCAAGGGAGCCATTGTCTCTTTAACCCGTTCTCTGTCCCTCTCACTGGCCAAGCAGAGAATCCGGGTGAATGCAGTAGCTCCCGGTCCCACCTGGACACCTTTGATTCCAACGGCATTTACTGCGGAGGAAACTACTACGTTCGGCACCGATACACCATTGGGAAGGCCGGGGCAACCTTTTGAACTGGCACCGGCCTATGTCCTGTTGGCCTCTGATGATGCTTCGGCTATCTCGGGTCAAATCGTGTTCGTTAATATGGGAACTATTGTAACTTGA